CGACAAGTTTGAAGAACTTTATGTGAAGTATGAAAATGATAGAAAGACTCCTAAGAAAAAAATTAAAGCAATGGACCTGTTTTCTCAACTGCTCAAAGAACGTGCAGAAACAGGAAGAATATATGTAATGAACATTGACCATGCAAACACACATTCTTCTTTCAAAGATGCTGTGCGTATGTCTAATCTATGTCAAGAAATTACTTTACCCACAGTACCAATCAGTAAGATAGATGACGAAGAAGGCGAAATTGCTCTTTGTATTTTAAGTGCTGTCAATGTTGGCATATTAAAAGACCTTGATGAATTAGAAACTATCTGTGATTTGAGTGTGAGAGCATTGGATCAAATCATTGACTACCAAGGTTATCCTGTGAAGGCAGCAGAAATATCAACCAAAGCAAGAAGATCATTAGGTATAGGCTATATTGGTCTTGCACATTATCTAGCAAAGAACAAAGTCAAATATAATGATCCTAAAGCATGGGAACTTACGCATAAACTTACAGAAGCATTTCAGTTTTATCTGTTAAAAGCATCAAATAATCTTGCAAAAGAAAAAGGTGCATGTGATTATTTTGATAGAACAAAATACTCAGATGGCATACTGCCGATAGACACTTATAAAAAAGAAGTAGACTCAATTGTAAAAGTAGAATATCAATATGATTGGGAATGGCTTAGAAAACAAATTAAAGCACACGGTCTAAGACATTCCACACTGTCAGCACAGATGCCATCAGAGTCATCTTCTGTTGTAAGCAACGCAACTAACGGAATTGAACCTCCACGTGCTCATTTATCCATAAAGAAAAGTAAAAAAGGACCACTAAAACAAGTGGTGCCACAGTATCAAACACTTAAAAACTATTACACTTTGCTTTGGGATATGCCAAGCAACGAAGGATACATTAATATAGTATCAGTGATGCAAAAGTTTTTTGATCAATCTATATCAGGCAACTGGTCATACAATCCTACACAGTTCGAAAACAACGAAGTGCCTATGAGTGTGATGTTAAAAGATCTACTTAACACATACAAACTAGGATGGAAAACATCCTACTATCAAAACACTTACGATTTCAAAGGCGAAGAAGAAACTGTGCAACCGCAAGGCATAGACGACACTATATCAGCAGAAGAAGAACAAAAACCAAGAGAAGAATTTTCCAGCGATGCAGAATATGAAGAATATTGCGATGCATGTGCAATATAGCGGCATACATCTAATACCTTTAATTGCTAATACACCGTTCGACAGTAGTTTTATTGTTGAATACGATGATTTACTAAACAAACACGGTGTTGAAACACTACAGCAAAAATTAAAAGAAGCATCTAATCATGATTCGATTATTATATGTAGAATTTTTGAACACATACACGAGCCACAAGAACTTACAGAACTGAACAACTATTTAGAAGAGCATGGTATCAAACATAAATCTGTTGTGTTTGATAACACTTACAACGAAAGTTTATTTGAAAAATACAATATAAAACACATTGTTGCGCCTTTCTATCTTTGGTGTCTGTTGCGTGATATTGGTAGAACAATACCAACATGGAGTCCTAAACCAGAGTATCATTTTCTATGCTTGAACAACTCTGACAAACCACACAGACAAAAAGTAATTCAAAAACTGCATGATACTAAAATGATTGATAAAACACTTTGGAGTTATAGACAAGCAATCCCAGACGCAGGGTTTACTACACCCACTTTTATCGATCAGTCAACTGGTGAATTTGATCAGAACCAGAATCTTGACCATCTATACAGTAAATGTTTGTACACCATTGTAACTGAGACGGATTACGCAGATCATAAGTTTCCACATGCAACAGAAAAAAGTTTATCTGCCTTGTTTTATGGCACTATTCCTATTATTGTTGGAGTGCCAGGCACAGTGTCTCTACTAAAAAAGTGGGGACTAGATATGTTTGAAGACATTGTAGACCAAAGTTATGATAACATTCCTGATGATGATGCTAGACTAGAAAAAATATTCGAAATACTAGAAAGACTGTCGGTCGGCATTGATCTTGATAGAGTAAAAAACATGTTACCACTAAGGATTTTAAGAAATCAACTACTACTTAAAGATAGAAATTATTGGCTTAACTACATACAAAGTATTTTATTGACAAAAGAAAAGTAATAGTTTAATATAACTACAACATGAGCAAAACAGTATTCAATCGTAACGAAGTAGACTTTACAAAACAACCAATGTTCTTTGGTGAAGATCAAAACACACAGAGATATGACACATTTAAATATCCAGAAATAGACAAACTTACTCAAAGGATGCTAGGGTATTTTTGGCGTCCAGAAGAAATTTCTTTACAAAAAGATAGAGCAGACTATCAAAACTTTCGTCCTGAGCAAAAGCACATCTTTACTGCCAACTTGAAATATCAAACACTGTTGGATTCAGTACAAGGCAGAGGTCCATGTTTATCATTTCTTCCATATTGTTCTTTACCAGAACTAGAAGGATGTATTATTACTTGGGACTTTATGGAAACAATTCACTCACGTTCATACACTTACATTATGAAGAATGTGTATTCTGATCCATCAGAAGTGTTTGACACTATATTAAACGATGAACAAATAGTAAAAAGAGCCATTTCGGTTACTGAAAACTATGATAGATTCTCTAAAGTTGCACAGGATTATTTTGTTAAAGGCGAAGGCTCTATAGATGAAGTAAAAAAACAATTGTATCTTGCAATGGTAAACGTTAACATACTTGAAGGATTGCGATTTTATGTCTCCTTTGCATGTACATTTGCATTTGGAGAACTTAAACTTATGGAAGGTTCTGCAAAAATTATATCTTTCATTGCTAGAGATGAAGCAACACACTTGAATCTTACAACACAGATCATAAAGAACTGGCACAACAATGATGGCGAGATGAAGAAAATTGCCGAGTCTTGCAAAGATGAAGTTGTAAAAATGTATCAATTGTGTGTTGAAGAAGAAAAAGAATGGGCAAAACATTTAATGAAAGAAGGCACAATCATTGGACTAAACGAAAACCTATTAGGACAGTATGTTGAATTTGTTGCAAACAAAAGAATCAAATCAATTGGTTTTGATCCACTGTTTGATCGTCCAGCAAACGCAAATCCTTTACCATGGACACAACATTGGTTGAGTTCTGCAGGCTTACAGGTGGCCCCGCAGGAAACCGAAGTCGAGAGTTACATCATTGGCGGACTTAAACAAGACGTAGACAAAGATACACTTAAAGATTTTAAACTTTAATGAGTGAAGTTAAAACAACAATACTCCAAATGTTATCTGAGAAGTTTGATCTGCCAGCAGACAGAATTAATCTAACAGACCATTTCATTGATGATTTACACGGAGACAGTTTGGACACAGTTGAAATGGGCATAGAAGTAGAAACCAAGTTCGACATTCTTATACCTGACGATAAATTAGAAAAAATGATCACTGTGGGCGATCTAATAGAACTAGTGGAAAAGGAAACAAAAAATGTTAATTGAACCAGAATTTAAGTTAAACGACATAATAACCTTGAGATTAGTAGCAGGTGAAGAACTTGTTGCCAAGTACATGGGACACGACGCAGATGCATTTTTAGTTAATAAACCATATGCATTGGTTACCACACAACAAGGACTAGGACTTGCTCCCTACATAATGACTGCTGATCCAGGAACTATGAGAATTCATAAAACCACAGTAGTTCTTACTGTAAAAACAAACACTGATGCGGCCGGCAATTATATCAAAGCCACCACAGGCATAGTGCCTGCATCTGCCGGTGTGCCTGCTAAAAAAGTGCCGAAATTCCAACTCTAGTAGACATTTTTTCAAAAACTGTTATAATATAAAGTATTAACGTTGAAGATATGGGAATAACCTATAGGGACGTCGGGGCAGTACCGACTGGCTCCACCAACAAGATGGTGGCTTATGTAATCCCTTCCGGGGCCAAAATAGGATTGACCGTGGGTCAAAGCGTATTGGAGTTGATGGTTTGATCACCTAATGATTACTTTTAAATGCAGACGAATATGCATATGATGGAGAGTTAGCCCTAGCGGCATAATTCTACCGGGGTTTTGCAACTTGTACCTGGCAACAGAATCAAGTTGCATATTATTAAATACTCTTTATGTATGAATATAGAGTAAAAATTATCAAAGTAGTTGACGGTGACACTGTAGATGTAGACATTGATCTGGGTTTTGGTGTATGGTTAAAAGATGAACGTGTTAGAATCATGGGCATTGATACTCCTGAGTCAAGAACTAGAGACTTGGTGGAAAAGCAATTTGGGTTAGCGGCCAAGGCAAGACTGCAAGAACTATTGGGCGAAACAGCAATACTAGCCACACAGGTATCAAAAGACGGGGAAAACATGAAAGGCAAGTTTGGAAGAATCCTAGGAGACTTTAAAACAGAAGATGGCCAGAAATGTGCAGACGTTTTGATTGAAGAAGGTCATGCTGTACAGTACACTGGTGGATCTAAAGAAGAGATTGAAGCACAACATCTAGCGAATCGCGAAAAACTAATTGAAGCAGGCACTGTTACACTAAATTAGTGTATGCGTAAGACAATACACTTAGTCCAAATCAATGACATAATTGGGTCTAATGTAATTTTGCCTCTGGCAATTGGTATTCTATGGCAAAATGCTGTTTCTGATCCTGTTGTTGCAGACAAGTGGAAGCTAGATCAAGTAGTTTACAAACCACAAGACTATAAAAATATTGCTGAAAAACTTGCACAAGGAGATCTTGTGTGTTTTAGCAACTATATATGGAACTCACATCATCATTTTGCAATTGCAAAACAATTAAAAATTATTAATCCGAACATTTTCATAGTGATGGGAGGTCCTGATATTTCTCCTAGCAAAAAAGACTTTTGGAAAAAATACAACAAAGTGGTTGATCTTGCTATAGTAGGCGAAGGAGAACAGTCAATTATAGACTTGTTAAAAATATATCCAAATATGGATGTCAATCAAATCTCGGGAGCATGGACCAAAGAAATATTCACAGGCGAAGCAAAAAGAATACAAGAGTTGCCTTACTATACAAGTCCATATCTAAATGGCTTTTATGATGATATTGTCACACAAGAGATAACAGATGGTAACTTGATTCAAGCGGTGATACAAACTAATAGAGGATGTCCTTACAGATGTACATTCTGCGAAGAAGGTAGAGCATATAAAAATAAAATGTTTTTTTATGATCACAACAGAGTTAACGAAGAAATAGAATGGTGTGCTAAAAACAGTGTGGAATATCTTAGTATTGCTGATGACAACTGGGGCATCACAGAAAGAGATATTGAATATTTTCGTTGGATTAGAGATTGTAAATTAAAGTATGGTTATCCCAGAATTGTTGATGCAACGTTTGCTAAAAATGCACCTGAAAGATTATTACAACTTGCTGATATAGACGCTGAACACAATACAAAATTAATTAGAGGCTTTACTATTGCATTGCAAAGTTTAAATTCACAAACATTAAAATCAATAAAACGGTTTAATCTTGTGCCTGACAAACAAAAAACACTAATTCAGGGACTTGCAGAAAGAAACATGTCTACATACACTGAGATCATATGGCCACTTCCATATGAAAACTATAAATCTTTAAAAGCAGGGTTAGACAAAGTTATTGAACTTGGACTAGACAATTGGATGGGAATGTATCCACTAAGACTACAAGAAGGTACAGAACTTTATGATGATTTTGCAAATGATTATGTATTCATTGACGTCAAAAGTAGTAAACAAGACGATAATGGGATAATTTCGGCTCAAAGATCTGGGGCTGTGAGCAAAAGTAAATGGGCAGACACTAATGAAGTAGTCAAAGGTCAAGTGCTGTACACATGGTTGGCTGTGCTTTACTTTTTTGGATTTGCCCGAATAGTGATTGACAAACTTTGCAAAATAAGAAATGTGTCAGTATGCACAATCATTGATGAATTTTTAACTTTTATTAATAGCAACAAAAACTTACAATTGAACGAACACAATGCAAAAATTCAAACATGGTGGAGCAGTTGGTATGAAGGTGTACGTGTACCTGATATCAGTGTATTTTCTAATGTGGACACTAGTTACTGGAGTGACTATGGACATCTCGCTAGTTATCTACAGATCAATCATCAGCAGTTTACAAAAGAGTTGAAAATGTTTGTGGATCAACAACCAGTGGTCATTGATGACAGTGTGCTAACTGCTAACAGTCACAGTGTTGTGTTGTATGATAACAAATATCCTTATGAAACATCCGAACACAAAGTCGATGTAATAAATGAAGTACCGAAGTTTAAATCTTTATATGAATTTTGCCGTTATTTTTATTGGTGGAAACGCAAAAATGGTTGGCACAGAACTAAAATCAAACACACACTCTAGAGCCAAATACCTAAACAGATAGAATAAAATTTAGTAAATATTCTGTATGGAAAACATTAAACTAAAAAATTTTAAAGACAAAGGTTGGACATGGATAGGGCGTCCAGCTGACAATTATGGCCAGTACTATCATGATGCCAACACTAATCTTTGGGTGTCATATAACGAAGCACCTAGTGAAGTAACAAAGTTTGCCGAACAAACTTTTAAAAAAGGTTGGATAGTTACAATGATTAAGCAACCTCCAGGATCTTTTTTACCAGGTCACACAGACACGCATTACAAGTTTAGATTAAAAAACAAACATGCTCGATTGAAAGACATTGTAAGATACTGTGTATTTTTACAAGATTGGAAACCAGGGCATTATTTCGAACTTGATTATAAACCACTAGTGTCTTGGTCAAAGGGCGATATCTGTGTTATAAAACCAAATATACATCACAGAAGTGCTAACGCTGGTGATGAAATGAAATACACCTTACAAATCACAGGCATTCTAAATTAAAATAATCCAATAATCTAGCAATTATATACGCAGTTGACATTGGCATTTTTTGCCATATAATACTATTATGACTAGGATACTATTGGTGGTGATATCCTTCTTT